TTATGGAAAATACCCCAACTGAAACCCCTATCAAACGTAAACCGGGGCGTCCGAAGAAGATTAAGACCGAAGAGTTGCGCGAGCCTATGCGTGAGGCATTGCGTGATGACAAGGAGTTTGTCTACAAACCGGACGAGGAAGATGACCGTCTTAGGGTTCCCAAGGAACTTATCCCTGACGGCATGGAGTATCTGTGGGTTACGGGGTCAATCTACGGACAGCCACAACCTCAACGTCTAGCTAGATTTCAGAAGCAAGGTTGGGTTCCGGTTATGGCAGAACGCCATGATGGCCTATTCATGCCTAAAGGATATAAGGGGTATATTGAAGCAGATGGCCTAATTCTACATGAGCGGTCCAAGAAGATAAGTGACATGGCACGGATGTACGAGGCTAAAAAGGCCAGGATGCAGATTCGCACCAAGGAAGCGCAACTTCTCGGTGGAGGGATTGAGGGTGTTTCACTTGATTCGCAGCATCCCAGCGCTATTAGGTCGAATAGAATTAGCAAATCTTATGAGAAGATTGACATTCCTGAGTGAGATTAAAGTGTTGCATTAGCAATTTTTAGTCAGTATATTGAATTTATCTACCCGGCTAGTCCGTATGGACTAGTTGGAGCAAGCCGCTCCTAGACACCCGCCATCGGTAATTGGCGATGATGTGTTTTTAATAGGAGTGGTTGCCGTGGCAAACACATTTGCACCTTTCGGACTACAGCCGTTTGGTCAGCGCGAAGGGGCATCCCCTACCGCTGGACTGACCAGATGCTTTATTGCGTCCTCGGATGTGCAGCCAATTTTCTGTGGGGACACAGTAAAGGCTAGCACGGTCGTTGCTTCGTCCAATACCAACTACGTGAGTAGGGATACTGACGGCGGGGCAATGGTGAGAGGCGTTTTCATGGGCTGTGAGTATTACAGCCCCACCGTTGGTCGCGTGGTCTGGTCAAGGTACTGGCCTGGAGCGGTACAGACGGCTGGACCGGATGCGTATGCCTACGTGATTGACAATCCTGACCAACTCTTTATCGCCCAAGGCTCTACGGTTTCTGTATTGGGCTCTTCCAACATCGGAACGAACATCGGTGTTATTCCTTCATCGCAAGGCAACACCACGGACGGTCACTCGGTTCTGACGCTTTTCAGTTCCGGCCCGACCGTTAACTCCTCGTGGCCCTTCCGCTTGGTGGATACTTACTCAAACTACGCACCACCCGGCGCTAATGGCGTCGATAACACCGCTGCCGCAGCTATCATGGTTGTTGCCCCCAATAACTGGGAACGCAAGAACCTGACAGCCAGAGCTACTCAGTAGTAGGGAGATAATTAAATGCCAGTCGCACTGTCCCAAATTCGTGACTTGCTACTCCCTGGCCTCTGGGGAGTATCGGGTAAATATCCGGCAATCGAGCGTCAGTGGTCCAAGGTCTTTGACCGCACTGACTCGACCATGTCTTTGGAGCGCAGGACTCAAATGCGCTACCTTGGCTATGCCCAGCTTAAGCAAGAAGGAGCGCCCACCTCGTTCGACAACAACTCGGGCCAGCGCTACGTCTATAATGCTGAGCATAAGGAAATCGGCCTTGGCTACGCGATTACTCGCAAGGCCATTGACGACAACCTGTACAAGGCAGAGTTCGGGCCGTCCAATGATGGCCTTATGGAGTCCTTCGTACAGACCGAAGAGCTTTATGCTGCGGACATCTTCAACTCAGGCACGACTTACACCGCTGCTCTTGGTGGAGACGGAAAGGCGTTGTTTGACACAGCCCATCCAATCGACACTTCGACCATCGGCAACCAGCCGTCACCGGACGTTGATTTGAATGAGACTTCGCTTCTAAACGGCTTGATTGCCGTCCGCTCTAACTGGCGGGATCAAGCGGGCCTCAAGGTGTACGCCCGTGGCAAGAAGGTGGTAGTGCCTCCGTCACTGGAGCCTATTGCCATTCGCTTGTTTAGGAGCGACTTACGCCCTGGAACAGCCTCGAACGATGTGAATGCCATTGTTGGTATGAACGACTCGTTGCGTGACGGCTATATGGTTTGGGACTACCTCACCTCCAACTTTGCTTGGTTTATTCTGACCAACATCAAGGGATTGGTGATGTTTGACCGCAAGCCATTTGAGATGGATATGTCGGTGGAGTTCACCACGGACAATCTGTTGGTCAAGGGCTATCAGCGCTACAGTTTTTCGTACTACGATTGGCGCTCATGCTATGGCACATTCCCGACTGCGTAATTGCAGGGAGCTTAACTAAGATGGGTATTACAGCTAATTCTGGCCCGTTTGTCTCCTTTGGGCTCACTAAAAGTGCGTCTGGTGGAATCCAGGAGTATAATGAGCAGAGAGGGCCTAGTGTCTTTGATGCTGGGGTTGCGATGGCAGACCCGAGACCGGCATATACTTATCAGCCTGGATCGCCGGTAACTACCAAAACGTGGGGATGGTGGAAGTGCTTTGGCAGGATTGACTGCAAGCCTGGGACCTTTACTGCGGTAACTATTGCTACCACTCAGGTTCCTGTTGCTGGCACGGCTCTTACCTTGCAGACAGTAAGTTCTGGTTGCGTTACCGCTGGTGTTGTTTTGCACCCGTCTAGCAATCCCCAGGCTTCTGTCACTGTTCTGGCAATTGACTCTACTTATGCTACTGTTCCTTCTGGGCTGGCGTTTGGTCAGTCTGGAACCATTACATGCTGGGACCCGCAGTTGGCTCTTTCGCGCACTATCTCTTTGGATAGGGCCAGCACGTTGGATGATACTGCTGCCACTTACACCATCCAGGGGTATGATATTTACGGGTACAAACTCACCGAAACCATCACTGGCACCTCATCGCAGGGGTCAACCAACTATCAGTCGGTAAAGGCGTTTAAGTATATTGAGTCTATTACTCCTGCTGGCACTCTTGGAACTACGGGTCTTACCGTTCGCCCGACCAACACCTACGGCCTTCCATTGGCCGCTAGGGAGGGTTGGCAATTTCAAGCATGGTTAGGTCTGTCGAGCAATCAGGTTCAGTTGACGGCTCAGACCAGTCTCCTTCTTTTTGGCTCTACGATTACCAACACGGCGACCTCACCGGATGTTCGTGGAACTTGGGCCTCTACCAATACCTCGTCCAACTCAAGCAACTTCTTGTTTGTTCAGGTTAGGCCCAGGGCTCAGGACATTCAGAACATGGCCTCCACCTACCTTTCAACCGCGTATTGGTTGTGGCTTGGTGCGGACCAGTATTCTTCATAGGAGAGTTTAGATGGCAAATCGTCATAAGATGTTTAAGAAGGGCGGGGGCATCTCCAAGGCTGCTAAATCCTATGGTAACGAGGACGTTATCAAGGAGGCCAAGGAGCGCAAGGACGGTGGTGAAGTAGGTTCAGTAGTGGGTAAGGCTACTGGTGGCCGTCTTGACCGCAAGCGTGGTGGGAAATGTATGTCCTCTGGCGGGAAGTCGCCGTTTTCCAGCGCTGGCGGGGGGAAAGCAGACAAATCCCCTTTCAGCGGAGCGAAAATGGGCTAGGCCCGGTTCACGCTAAGTATCCAGACATTGGGAAAACGTAAATGATTGGGCCAGTGACAATTACGCTTACTGGCTCTTCAACTACGTCTGCGCCGGTCCAGCTTGATTATGGAAAATTTGGTAGTGGGATGGTGCAGGCTGTTATAAGCAGTGCGCCGACCTATAGTATCGAGTATAGTCTGGATGCTCCTTCGAGCATATCCACGTCAGCTAGTATGACTTGGTTTTCGACTGGACTATCAGGGTTTACAACTAATCAGATAGCGTTGCTACCATATGCGGTGAGATTATTGAGGTTAAACATTACCGCTGGTACAACCCAGTGTGGTGTAACTGCTACCATTATTCAATCACAGGCATAAAGCGATGTTTGTCACTATAAGCACATTAAAATCATCGAACGGGTTTAGCGCTCCGATCCAACTTGACTACATGAAACTTACGGCGCTTGCGGTGCAGACCGTGGTGGACACGACTGGTGCTGGCCTAACCTATTCCGTTGAGTATTCCCTGGATGCCTTAACTAGTGCCTCAAGTGTAGGAATGACGTGGTTTAGCACTGGGTCCTCAAATCTATCGACTCATGCGTTTATTAGCCTAGCCACTCCATTAAGGGCCTTGCGTTTCAACATTACTGCTGGTACATCGAATACAGCCCTTACTGGGACAGTTCTTGAGTCATTCATATAGGGATGCTATGCCAAAACTGACGCCGACTTTCAACGACGAAAAAAAACTCCACATTATCCCCCCAAGCGAACCATTAAGCGAAGAGAACGACTTTCACGTAGTTCCTGGGGCTCCACTCGCCATACCGGCCCCTCCGGTATCCAATATCTATGTAAAACCGAAGGTTGGGGCCAAGAAGGTTGCTGTTATTGGTACGGCTCCTTCGTCTCGGATGCTGGCTCCCTATAACGACCCATCCTGGGAGATATGGTCCTGTTCGCCGGGGAACATGAACCAGATTCCTAAATTCGATAGATGGTTTGAGTTACATGTAACCCTTCATTGGCCGGAAAACGTCCACTACGGCAGACCCTATCTTGACTGGCTAAAGACCCTTAAGTGCCCTGTTTACGCCCAACCCATGTATGCTAGTCCGACTGGGGAACTACCCAACGCCACAATATATCCCAAAGATGAAATGGTGAATGAGTTTGGGCCTTACTTCTTTACGTCTAGTTTTGCATGGATGATTGCCTTGGCAATGACCGAAGGCGCAGAAGAGATAGCGTTATTTGGTGTTGATATGGCGTCCAGAGACGAGTATATTCTACAGAGGCCAGGAGCTTACTTTTTCTTTCTGGAGGCCAAAAGGCGCGGCATTAAGATTGGCGCTCCCTATGAGTCGGATATTTTACAGCCACCTCCGCTGTATGGGTTCATGGACTCGACCCCGTTTGGTCGGAAACTAATGGCTAGAGAGAAGGAACTAAAAGACCGGGTTGGAGCGATGCGAAGGGACCGAGATAGTAACACCCAGAGCATCACTTATCTTGAAGGCGCATTAGAGGACTTGGACTACATTAAAAATATTTGGGGTGGAGCCCAGCAGTTCTAGGAGAACAAGATGCCTAATTTTGCAGTTGTCAACACCACTAACACTGGGCAGACATTAGTCTACGCGACGGCCACCACGTATAAAACCGCTATTGTAGTTTATAATTCGAGCACCAATAGCAATGTTAATTTCACTGGTGCTCCTGGTGCCTTTCGCAGGGGGAAACTATACGATATCCTGGTTGGCACAGCGGGAACCCCGGCTGACAACTACATGGAATATGATATAGTTCGCGGTGCTGGCGGTGTTACCACTTCAAGTCTAGGGTCTGTTTCTAGTTTCTCTAGTGGATTTGGTCTTGATCTGGCTGACCAGTATGGTGCTGTCAACCAAATAGGTCTTAATTCCTCAACCGAAACTACTTTTGGACTTACTGCTGCGGGTGAGGTTTGGTACGTGGGCGTGAATCAGAGGGCATCCTATCGTTGGGTAGCGGCTCCTGGTTCTGAGATTGTATGGCCTGGGCTTTCTTCAGTGCTTGGCACTTCGGCTGCTGGTGGCAATGGAATTGCTGGCCGTGCTCGCTCTGGAGGCTATATTGGTGTTACCACGATGAACTGGCTCTTCCAAGAGTAGAATTCGCGGGGTTTCCTTCCTTTTCCTCGCGTCAACTGGAACCCAAGGGTGGTCGGCTCCCCTTGGGTTCTTTTTTTTAGAGGTTAGCA